TATAGAGGAAGAGGTCGTCGGCAAGGACGGCAAGACGAAGGTCGTCAAGAAGAAGATCTACGTCCCTCCTTCGGACACGGCGGCTATCTTCTGGCTGAAAAACCGTCGGAAGAACGAGTGGCGCGACAGGCATGAGTACGAAGTTGGCCGGGTCGGCGAATTTGACAAGATGAGCGACGAAGAGCTCGAGGCCTTCGTCAACGGAGCGCCTCTTCTCGAGAATAAATCTTCCAATGAGTAACAGAACTCAGCTTCTTCTCCGAGCTGCTGCGAAGAAAGAGCTCGATCGGCGGCGGCTGAAGGCTAGATGCGAAGAGAGTCTCGTCGAGTTCATCAAAGAGGCCTGGCACGTGATCGAGCCGGGTCAACCTTACGTCCACGGCTGGCATGTCGACATGATCGCAGAGCATCTGGAGGCGATCACCAACGGCGTCCAGTTCGACGACGGGACCTACTACAATCGTCTTCTCATTAACATTCCGCCGGGCATGATGAAGTCCCTCATGACGAACGTGTTCTGGCCTGCGTGGGAGTGGGGACCGCGCAACATGCCGCATCTCAGATATGTGTGCGCGTCCCACTCGATGAACCTGGCGACAAGAGACTCGACGAAGATGCGTCGTCTGATCGTCAGCGACTGGTATCAAGACCTTTGGGGCGATCGCGTGGTTCTCACGGGCGATCAAAATGCGAAGACCAAATTCGAGAACACAACGACGGGCTTTCGCGAAGCTGTCGCAGCCGGAGGAATTACTGGCGCTCGTGGTGATCGTGTTATTATCGACGATCCTCTTAGTGTGGAAGACGCATCATCTGATGCGGTTCGAGAGAGCAGAAAAGAATGGTTCCTCGAAGCGGTCCCGACCCGACTGAACAATCCCGACAAGTCCGCGATCATCGTCATCATGCAGCGTCTTCATCAGGAAGACACGAGCGGGCTGATCATAGACAATGAGCTCGGCTACGATCACATCATGCTTCCGATGCGATACGAACCAGGAAGAGCTGCTCCGACATTGCTGGGATTAGAAGATCCTCGCACTGAAGCGGGTGAACTTCTGTTTCCAGAGCGCTTTCCTGAAGAGGTCGTCGACCGCGACGAGCGGGTGATGGGACCTTACGCCGCGGCAGGTCAACTTCAGCAAAGTCCAGAACCCAGAGGCGGCGGTATTATCAAGCGCGAGTGGTGGCAGCCTTGGTCGCGCGAGAAATATCCGACCTTCGATTTTATACTTGCTTCTCTCGACACGGCTTACACGACGAAGGAAGAGAACGACCCGAGCGCGATGACAGTGTGGGGCGTGTGGACGGGCGGCGATCAGACAGCTTCGATCACGAGATCTGTTAACAGATACGACGAAGCAATGGCGATGGTCGAGCGCACTTACACTAAAGAGCACCCGAAGGTTATGATGATCTACGCCTGGTCGGAGCGTCTTGAGTTCCACGATCTGATCGAGCGCGTCAGGGATACCGTCGCGGACTACGGCGTTGAGCAGCTTCTCATAGAGAACAAAGCCGCCGGACACAGCGTCGCCCAAGAGCTCCGGCGGATCTACGGTTACGACGACTTCGGCGTTCAGCTAATCGATCCGAAGAACTCGGACAAGGTTGCTCGTCTTCATAGTATTCAGCACCTCTTCTCGGAAGGTTACATCCACGCGCCGAGCCGATCCTGGGCGGACATGGTTATTAACCAGATGTCGCAGTTCCCGAAGGGCAAGCACGACGACCTCGTGGACACGGTGTCGATGGCCTTGAAGTGGCTTCGCGGCACCGGCATGCTCGTCAGAGGTTCCGAGTGGACGGCCGATCTTGACAGATCCAGAATGCACGAAGGCGCTCCTCCTGAGCCGCTTTACCCGGGGTAGCGCAACATGGCTTCTCAGATCCTCGCAAACGCCACTGTCAACCTGATCTCTGAGGGGCCAAACCTCAGCAAGTTTCAAGTTGAAGTCTGGGGCGATGGCGATCACGACTACAGCAGGACTTACGAGATCCTGGCGAAAGATGAGGACTCAGCAGCCCGCGAAGGCCTCGACACGTTTATCGAAGAGATTACAGATCTGATCAGCAAGGAGACGTTCCAGTGAACTTCTCGCAAGCACTCGATCGCATCAAGTGGGGGATGCCGATGACGCGTATCGCCTGGGGCGATCCCGAGACTTACGTCTACCGGCTTCTTCCTCCCGACGAGGACAAGATTAACATCCGCTACAGTTCAGGAAGCACGTCCCTCTGGTCTCCGACCGTCGAGGACGTCATGGCGCTGGACTGGGCGGACACTGTGAGGATCGACTAATGCCAATGGTCCCCGGTTTGAACCCGGCTGTCCGCCAGCTAGCCCCTGTTCTGGAGGATCAGCCGGAGGACGCTACCGCTCCCGTTCTCCTCCCAGACGAGCCGGGCGGTAGCGTCCTGACTATCGAGCACGATGACGGATCGGTCTCGATCAGCCTCGACGGACGCCCTGTCGAGGAAGAGAGCGAGGCGGAGAGATCTGCTGAGTGGTTCCGAAACCTGGTCGATGAGCTCGACATGGGGACGCTGAACCTCGTCGCGGACGAGCTCATGCGAGGCGTTGAAGACGACCTTCAGAGCCGTAACGACTGGATCGAGGATCGGGCGCAGGGCATCAAGCTCTTGGGTCTGAAGATCGAGATCCCGGGACTTCAGGGCGCAACGGACGGCGCGCCGGTCGAAGGCATGAGCCGCGTCAGGCACCCGCTCCTTCTCGAGGCGGTCCTCCGGTTCCAGGCTAACGCCCGATCGGAGCTATTGCCGACAGATGGTCCGGTGAAGGTCAAGAACAGCGCGCTTGCTTCTCCTCTTCAGCAGGATCAGCTGGCAGACGCCCTCGAGCAGGATCTGAACTACTATCTGACCGAGGTAGCGAGGGAGTATTACCCCGACACGGACAAGATGCTGTTCATGCTCGGCTTCGGCGGCACGTCGTTCAAGAAAGTGTACTCCTGCCCGCTGCGTGGCCGTCCCGTCTCAGAGACTGTGGACGCGGGTGATCTCATCGTCAACAACGCAGCGACGACTCTCCAAGATGCGAAGCGCGTCACGCACAGAGTCAACATGCGGTCGAGCACGGTCAAGCGGCTTCAGATCCTTGGCGTCTACCGGGACGTTGATCTCAGCATTCCGAACTTCTCAAACCCTGACGCAGTTCAGCGCGAGAAGGCAGAAGTTCAAGGTATCTCGCCGGATACCAGAAACCCGGACGACCGGGACAGGGAGATCTACGAGATCTACTGCGAGCTCGATCTTCCTGGGTTTGAGCACAAGTACAAGGGGAAGATAACTGGCCTCGAAGTTCCCTATCGTGTGACAATTGACGTCTCGACCCGAGAAGTCCTGTCGGTCGTCCGGAACTACGACGAACCGCAGGAGGACAGCGATGGGCTGCCTGAAGCGAGGACGACTTTCGTCAAGTATTCGTTTGTTCCTGGACTTGGGTTTTACGACATCGGTCTACTTCATATTCTGGGTAATACCACGAATGCGGTTACGGCGGCCTGGAGGGAAATGCTAGACGCCGGCATGTATGCGAACTTCCCCGGCTTTCTCATGTCGGACACCGGGGGACGACAGAACACAAACATCTTCCGCATTCCGCCCGGCGGCGGTGCGCTTGTCAAGACGGGTGGTCAGCCGATCAATCAGGCTGTGATGCCGCTGCCTTACAAAGAACCTGGCGCAGCGATGATGAACCTCGTCCAGAACATGGTCGAGACGGGACAGCGCGTCGGCGGGACCGCAGAGCTAGCCGTCGGCGAGGGACGCCAGGACGCGCCTGTCGGCACAACGCTGGCGCTGATCGATCAGGCGACGAAGATCCTCAACTCGGTTCACAAGCGTCTTCACGCTGCGCAGGCCGAGGAGTTCCAGCTTCTCGTCCGGTGCTTCCGCGAGCACCCTGAGAGCTTCTGGGGCAAGAACAAGCGCCCGCACCTTCAGTGGAACGAGCAGGTGTTCATCGAGGCGCTCAACAACTGCGAGCTCACGCCGCAGGCCGATCCAAACACTGCGTCTGCAACGCAGCGCATGATGAAGGTCATGGCGCTGAAGCAGATGGCAGCGTCGAACCCGCAGATGTATGATCCCGTCGCGGTTGACACAGCGGCGCTCCAAGCTCTTGGCTGGAGCAACCCCGAGCAGTTCTTCGCGCCGCCGAACCCGAACCCGCCGATGCCTCCTGAGATCCAGGCAAAGATGGCGGAGCTCCAGATCAAGAAGCAGGACAGTGACGCGAGGATGATGACTGCGCAAGCGGGCGTCGCGAAGGTCCAGCACGAGATGCAAGGCGGCGGCGTCGGTCAGCCTCCTCAGCTTGATCCGAACAAGATGGTCGATCTCGAGCTGAAGAAGCACGAGATGCAGCAGAAGATGATCGACGCTGAGATCAAGCAGCGCGACTCACAGAACCGACTTCGAGAGACGATGATCCAGGCGCAAGTCGATCAGCAGTCGAACCAAGGCGAGATGCAGCGGGCGGTTCTGAAGAACCAGGACGATCGCTTCGAAGCGGCGAACCGGCAGCGGGACCGGGAGAGCAAAGAGCGACTGGCGGCTGTGAAGCTTGCAGGCGAGATCGCAAAGAACCCCGGCGCAGAGCAGCTGATCAGAAAGTTCATCCCAAAGGACACGCTTCAGCGCCTCGAGTCTAATGAGCCGCCGCTCGGAGAATGACGATGAATACCAAGAAGCTTGGTTACCCCCTCGCGATGACGACTGACGCAAAGAAGTCGAAGCTGAAGAAGATGAAGCCCGACGCGTTTCTTAAGAAAGCGCGAAAGCTTGCCGTCAGTGAAGGCGACCGCGGCATCATTGACAAGTTCAAGAGCGACATCAAGTCCGGCGAACCTCTCGGACCTCTGAAGCTCTACCCGGACGGCCGTGAAGACGGACGACACCGCGCGACGGCAGCAAAAGAACTAGGCCTCGACGAAGTCCCCGTCATCGACGAGCGGACCGCGAAGGCTCTTGGCGGCGCGTTATCATCTTCCGATCCTAACAAGTTCTTCTCGGACATCATGAAGTTCAGCTTCGCGGTGCTTCCGCTCTTGCGTCCTGGTTATCTGAAAGAAGTTCCTAAGCAGGGATTTGCCCACGGAGGTCACGTCCTCGAGGACGACTACCCGACGCACTATCTCCCCGAAGTCGGTCGTCAAGTGATGGCGGATGGCGGTTCTCCTGAAATAGGCTCTTCCCGCTTTGCTGCTCTTGATCCTGCGATGCTCGTCGGCACTTCGCCCCAGCCGTTCCGCGGCGGGGAAGCTTACACAGACGCTGGGGGACAGAAAATCGCTGCGCCGTTCGTCTCTGGGATGCAGGGCGGATACCCGACCTTTGACCTTGCGAACGCGGGTAAAGCAACAGCAAACGATCTTCCTGCGGGCAAGAACCCGTTCGAGGACCTTCTGCAGTTCAGCTGGCTGTCAAAGCTGATGGGCTACGCGGACGGAGGTGGTGTCGAAGGGAATGTTGAGTTTGCTTCTCCTGAAGTCGAGCAGGCTTTGAAGACCGCTCAGGAGGTAGCCAGCAAGCCCCGACCTTTTGAAGAAGAAAAGAAATACGAGCCGTTCAGTGTTCTTCCCTTGAAAGAAACAAAGGAAGGCATTGAGTTCGATCCTTACGCGGGTCTTCTCGGCTCAATCACGCGACCGGCCAAGTACTTCTACGAAACCATGTCCGGCCAAAAAGAGATGGAGCCGACAAGTGAAGAAGCAATCCGCGCCGCTACTGATCTCGCTGGTTCTCTGGTCGGCGGCTCTTCTGCTTTCGAGCGTCCCGCAGGCGCGCTTGCTTCCGGCGCTTCCCGTGTTACTAACCCGCTAGGCATGCACAGCGCAGGCGCAGAAGCTGCTCGCGCTCTTCCGCAGGAGAAGGGAACGCCCGAGCAAGTTCTCGCGATGCTCCGCAAGGTCGTCCCCGAGCACGAGATCGAGCACAGCGAGATCGCAAAAGAGATCGCAGGTCTTCCCTCCGTCAGCAAGGAGGACGTCGCTAAGCACTTTGAGAGCAAGCTCCCTCGCGTTACAGAGACGATCTTCGGAGGGGAAGGAGCCGCTTCTAACGTTTATCGTCCAGGAGAACCGTTCTCTCCGGAGTTTGAAGCTCATCATGATGTTTTCGTCAACACTTTTGCTGACGACTTTGCAGAAGATATGTATGGCAGACGCTATCAAGATCTCAATGATTTGGAAGCTGAGGACGTCGATCGCGTCGTCCTTCGACAATCCATCGAAGATGCTCAAGCCGGCGAGCTACCGATTCATTCAGTCGGAGCGTCCGAAAGACCGATGTCGAAGTTTGAAGCGTACTCGCTGCCCGGCGGATCAAACTATCGGGAAGTCGTGCTTCACGAAGCACCCACAACGTCCGATCAACCGCGACTCTTTAAGGACGTGACAGAAGCCCAGAACGCTCACGACGCCGCTCTTGAGCAGCTCGACTTTGAAAGAGCAGATGAGATTAACCGCCAGTGGCAAGAACAGGCTTC